TGCAGGCCAAACTAAGTTCTATGGTGACTTCACCGGTCACAGACGTAAAGGTGTACGGCAACGGTGCGGTCTCATGGACTTGCGGGCAGAGCTATTCGGCTCAGCCGGGGGACATGATCATAGTTAATAACCCCCAATCTAATTTCAGGACATCGAGCGAATCAGACTTCAATCAGATAAGTCAAGGTCTATATAGTTCATCGCAGCAAATCAATGCGATAAGCTTCGAGCAGTGAGCAGTATCGCCATAGGATATGTTCATGGAGATCTAGTCCACGCCAAGTTTATGAGATCGGTGCTTGATGAAAATGCCGATGTCATTTTGGATGAAGAGTCGAGTGCTAACATATCCGGCGCGCGGAATCGTCTAGTCAGGAAATTTCTTGATTCCGGGGCTGAGTGGCTTTACATGGCTGATACAGACACTGTATTCCCTGTTGGTACTGTATCAAGGCTTATTGATTCAGGAAAACAAATAATCAGCGGACTGGTCATGGTTGATAGTTCACCACCTATACCGATGATGTATCGTCGCCTCGCTGACGTAGGCTTCGGGATTGGCATGTTTAGTGCAATCACAGAATGGGATGAGAAAATAATTAAGGTTGATTCTGTTGGAGCGGGCTGCTTGATGGTACACCGTGATGTATATATCGATATTGAGAGCCGACTTTCTAATAGAGCTGCTCCGTGGTTTCAGGAGTCTGTTGTCGGTACTCAGCTTATAGGGGAAGACTTTACATTTTGTATGCGGGCCGCGAGCATTGGGTATAGCATTTTTGTGAATACAAGTGTTTTTGTAGGACACGTAAAGACTCGTGTTTTGCGAGCAGATAGCCGACAGTAGCGAATCCCGGCGCGCGTCCGGTATAGTCGGCCCTGGGCCCGGCGCGGTCACCTAGTCACGCGACCCCGTTTGACTCCCCCGTGCTGGGCCCTCAAAAGTGGATGAAGCTCCATCGCCCCTCCTTAACCAGCAATGGACCAGGGGCACCCTCTGCGAACTCGTGCTTCCGAGAGGGCCAGATGCCCAGGGTGCCTCGCTTTACGTCCGCGCCCGCGTAGGGTACGCTTATACTCAGGCTCAGCTGCCTCGAAGCCAATCGGTTTCGTGTCCCCACTCCCCAGTGGCAGCTGAGCCGTTTTACGTGGTCTAGACCTCTTAACGATCTTCGGATATAATACGTTGTGATATGAGCGCGACGTATAAGTCCATAAAGGAGGTGGTGCTTAGCCGCAGCGCCCATCGAGCACTTCGAGCACCGTTGGCCTGGTACCTTGGCCGAGATCATTCGCTTATGGATCTGACTCCATGTACTAGTCTGTAGCATTGGACGAGGTACCAGGCCTCCTGCCCAGGAGAGGAAGATGGCACTACAGCTTTGGCAGGAAGAGATCATAGCTTTCTTCTATGGCGCAGACGCCGACGAAGTCATAGAGTTTTACAATTCAATCCTCCCGCCGGAGGGGAATGAGAATGAGGATAGAGAGGGCACTAGTTCGAGCAGCTAGATGGCGGAAATGTAACTGCCGTTGTGGCTGCCGTTGGCGTCCTCTTTTTTGTGCCCACACTACGTCATGCGGGTGGTGTGGCCGATGGTAGCAAAAAAGAAGCGTCCCGAGCAACGGACGGGGGCCAGCTCTGGAGCAGCGAATGATCCCCGCTTTATCAAGGTGTCCGCTGGCACGGCGACAGGGTCTGCACACCCTATCCCTCAGGCTGATCCATCTTGGAGGCCAAAGGCCCGGAGCTGGTATAACTCCTTGAAGATATCCGGGCAATCTGAACTTTATGAGCCATGCGACTGGATGACGGCTGTCGCAGCGGCCGACGCCTATAACGTGTTCCTAATCACGCATAACGCTAGTATCTTCGCTCAGTTCACCAAGCTGGTAGAGAAGCTGGGTGCAACAGTCACGGATCGCAAGCGTAGTCGCATTGAGCTGGAGGAACCCCCGACCGAGGACGAGGATGAGGAGGCAGCAGACCAAGCCGTCCAGGGCTGGCAAGGTCGACTTCATGTGGTAGAGTGAATGACTTCAGTATAGTGGGTGTACTGAACATGGACTGGGGCAAGAGCGCCGTTAGGACTGCCGCAGTGGCGGTTCTCTGGGTTATCGTCATGTGCGCCATTGTTGCTTTGCTCCAGTGGGTATTTTACGGGCATGTCAAATGGCGGTTAGAGCCATAGCCCCGCGTGACCGTACCGTGACGATACCGGACGGTATACCCAAGCTAACCCTCGGATGGGAAGCCATTCACTGGGCCTCGAAGTACCTGAAGCAGCCTGATGGCGATAAGACGGGCCAGCGCTGGGAATTCATTGAAAGCCAGGTACGGTTCATCCTCTGGTGGTATGCCCTAGACGAGCGCGGACGCTGGATCTATTACCACGGTGTACGCCGGTACCCGAAGGGTGCTGGCAAGTCCCCGTTCGCGGCTGTTATGGCCCTGATCGAGCTACTAGCTCCAGTGAGGCTAGATCACTTTGACAATCGAGTCCTGGGAGGCTGTGTTGGACGTCCGGTTGGAATGCCCTTGGTGCAAATCGCTGCTACCAGCCATGATCAGGCGAATGTCAATACAATGCGTATGGTGCGGGCACTCCTACCGCCTAAGTCACGTATCCGTGAAGACTATGACGTTGAAACCGGAAAGACCATCTTCCATATTCCTGGCGGTGGCCAGCTCATGGTCATCACTTCGAGCCCGGTCACCGAGGAAGGTGCCCTAGTCACTTTTGCTATTCTAGACCAGACCGAAAGTTTCTTGCCGGTCAACGGCGGCATCGCCTTGTCCGAGGTGCTCGACCGCAACGTTGGCAAGTCGCCGGGCTCCCGTCTCCTCGAAACGAGCAATGCCTGGGAGCCAGGACAAGAGTCGGTCGCGGAGGTTACTTTTGATGCATGGGTCGCGCAGGAGGAGGGCCGACTCAAGGGCAAGGGCAAGATACTATATGACTCGCGGATGTCGCCTCCGGATATTGACTTCGATGACCCGGCCTCGATCCTGCGCGGAGTGAAGGAAGCGTATGGAGATGCATACTGGGTACCGTTCGAGGACATTGTTGAAAACCGGATACTGAGCCCAAAGAACCCTTTGAGCATATCGAAGCGTTTCTACCTGAACTGGCCCGAGGCCGCCGAGGATGCATGGACGACTCAGCAGGAATGGTCCTTGCTGGCCGATCGGTCTTACTACATCTATGATGGCGACGACATCACGATGGGGTTCGATGGCTCCCGCACTAAGGATGCCACGGCTCTGATAGGATGTCATGTCGAGAGCGGGTTTACGTTCAGCCTTGGAATCTGGGAGACGGATGACGGCCGGGTGCCAATTCCCGTTCACGAAGTTGATGCGGCCGTCCGCGCGGCGAAAGAGCGCTGGAACGTCGTGGCGTTCTTCGCAGACGTGAACGAGTGGGAAGAACACACCAAGGTTACATGGCATACACTGTTTGAGAATATACCTGTATGGTCAGTACCGGCCGGGAAGGATCCACAGCCGGTAGCCTGGGATATGCGATCCCACGTCGCGGATTTTACTTTTGCTTGTGAGATGACTGAGGGAGAGATCAGGTCCAAGGCGTTCGTTCAGGATGGCGACAGCTTCCTCGGCCGCCATGTTGTTAACGCCAGGAGGCGGCCGAATCGCTGGGGCATATCGATCGGTAAGGAGAGCCCTCAGTCATCTCGCAAGATTGACGCTTGTGTAGCCATGGTAATGGCGCGGCATGCCCGCCGGCTAGTGCTATCGAGCAAGAACTACAAGGAACAGAAGAAGGCAATCGAGGCAGCCGAGCACCGGCAAGTTTGGAGCTTCTCTTGATAGTCGACCTAGACGAAGCCCCTGAGCTTTGCCAGCAGATGCTTCAGATGCGGGCGATGGAGCAATTGCGTCTTAATCGCATCAGCAGGTACATGAGGGGCCGTCACGACCCGCCGTACGCGCCCAAGGGCGTCAACTCTGAGTACCGCTGGATCATGAAGCGCGGTAAGCGTAACTTCCTGCCGCTCGTCGTCGCGGTCATCTCTGAGAATCTTCATGTTGATGGATTCCGCCCGTCCGGCAAGACTACCGTTGAGACTGCATCTAGCAAGGACCCGGACCTGTCATGGCAGGCTTTTGTCTTCAATCGAATGATATCAAGGCAGCACGGAGTTCACAGGGCGGTCGCCAAGTACGGCGCAGCATACGTAGTCGTGCTACCGAGCGACATGAAGCCGCCGAACAATCTTGATGATAACGCTGTACCATTCATAAGGCCGGTGAGCCCGCGTCGCATGACGGCCTTCTACGCCGATGAAGTTGACGACGAATGGCCGCAGTGCGCTATCGAAGCGCGGGTTGCCGGTAATCCGGCCCGGCCGCAGGATCAGCGCGTGATCGTAACGCTCTATGACGACATATCGCGCTATATCCTGACGAGTGAAGCGGGCGGCGCTACACGGGACATATCTCAGCTCAATCTTACGCCAGCCGACCCCAATGATCCGTTCATCAACGGGCTAGCTCCGTACGCGGAGCATAACATGGAGATCTGCCCGGTTTCGCGTTTCCTGTACGAGATCGATCTTGACGGCGAGACCGACTGCCAGGGTGAAGTCGAGCCGCTCATCCCGGTCCAGGATCAGATCAACCTGACGACGTTCAATCTCATGATGGCCGAGCAGTACGAAGCGTTCAAGCAACGCTGGGTTACCGGCATGGCTCCGGTCGACGAGGAAGGCAAGGATAAGGCACCATTCCGGCCCGGTGTCGATCGTGTCTGGGCGGCCGAGGACCCGGCGACCAGGTTTGGCGAGTTCGGCGCGACTGAACTTGCACCGTACTCCGGTTCGCGTGAAGACGGTATCAAGCACATGTCTACAATCGCGCAGATCCCGCCGTACCATCTTCTAGGAATGGTCGCCAACCTCAGCGCGGAAGCTCTCGCCGCTGCTCGTGACGGGCTCGATCGCAAGGTGGAGGAACTCCAGTCGAATCTAACTGACCCCTGGCGCGGAGTCTTCCGGCTCTGCTCGCTGGCAGCAGGGGACAAGGACGGCTGGAATGACCTGAGCGGCGAAGTTGTCTGGCGTAACACCTCCGCGCGGGCGTTCGCAGCGACGATTGACGGCCTAGGCAAGGCCGCGCAGATGCTAGGTATTCCAGTGGAGGAACTCTGGGCTCTCATCCCCGGCGCTACCGCCGATGACGTCAACCGCTGGATCCAGGCGAAGCAGCAGAAGAATGCTCAGGAAATCGTCAAGGATGCCGTGGCCGCTGCGCTTCAGAGCCAGCCACAGTACACGAACGTCAAGCAGAATGTTGGTGGCGGTCCGGGCGGCGGTGGAGTCGGGGTTTCGGTTCCGGTACAGATCCCGGCTGGCACCGCTGGACAGGTGACCGGGGCGCGTCCGGCCAAGTCCGAGAACATGGCAACTGCTGGTGGAGGTGTAAATGTCCACTAGCTCTATCGCCACAGCAGACAGTAAATCGCAAGCGTACCGGGATTCGACTCTAGGGCGCTCTAGCCCGGACCCTAACCCGCCCTACCCCCAGGGTAAGTCAAGAGGCCGTAGCGCGTACCGGCTAGCGCTCACGGGCACGTCTCCCTCCCTTAGCCGGATCGCTCCGGACCCGCCGACCGTCCTGACTGTCAAATTCAGGAATGACCAGGCTGCTGTTGCCGATCACACCAGGGATTCAATCAAGGCGCTCTGGGATGTCCACATGGACCCCGGCAATTTTGATGGTAGCTGGAATGATCTAGGTCCCATCTTCAAGATTATCATTGCGCAGCATTTCGCGGGGTCGGCTGCCGACGCGGCCGAATACTACCGGAACATGAAGGTGGTCCACGGATTCAGCTATCCAAAGATTTTCGCGG